CCTTTTGGTCCTATCTTACCTTGTGAACCTTTGTCACCTTTGTCGCCCTTCGGACCCTTATCGCCCTTTAATCCTCGTTCGCCTTTTGGACCTTGTTTACCAGGATCTCCTTTATCACCTTTCGGACCCTTATCGCCTTTGTCTCCTTTTACACCATCAGATCCATTTTTACCGTCTCGACCAGGTGCTCCTCGATCTCCCCGTTCTCCTTGTAAACCCTGAGGACCTCTTGGTCCAATTTCTCCTTGTTCGCCAAGTAAGCCTGGTTCTCCTTTTTCGCCTGGTTCTCCCTGAAGGCCTTGTTCTCCAGCTGGGCCTTGCTCGCCGATTGGACCTTGTTCACCTTGTAATCCGGTTTCACCCTGTAGTCCCTTCTCACCCCTGGAACCACGAGCGCCCCTAGCTCCTGTATCACCTTTATCTCCTTTCTCACCAGCATCACCTTTTGGACCAGAAGGTCCTTCGATGATATTAACTTTTTCTAATATATCTTCTGTGAGTTTCTGTGTTTGTTGTTTAACAACCGCAAGAACGGAAGCAAACAACTTCGCTTCCTGTATTTTCATATCAATCTTCGTCCGTCATAGAGTCCATAAAGCGAGTCATACTTTCCATTAATTCACGTTCCTCATAAGTTAGTTCTTCTTTCTGTTGTTGTGGTTGTTGGGCCTGTTGAGCTTGCATTTCAAGTTCTTGTTGCTGTTGTTGCACTGAAAGTTGTTGTTGTTGTGTTTGTGGTGCTACAACTTCTTCGCCTTCTTTATTCATTTGTTTATCTATAAACGCAATATCTTCTTCGCTCATTCTTAATACTTGACGGCGAACATAATCTAATGAGAAGTAACGACCGACATATTGATCGATTTGATCTACAAGTGCCAGTCTTTCTTTTAACAGTTCAGCTTCTTTCAGTTCGGTGAAATGGTTGTCATTTTGAAAATCATAATCAATTTGTTGACGAATCATCTCCCAATCTTCGCGCTTAATTTTCTTTGTAAGCGTTAATTGTATTTCAAGAAGATTGTTAAATAATGTCGCAAATTGGTTACGCAGTCTATCAACAAACTTACTGAATTTAATTTCGTCTCTTGTAATTTCTTGTGAACGACCAATGTTAAATACACTGTTTTCTACATCAAGTCGAGTGAAAGGTACATTCAATGACTTGTATAGTTTACGACGGAAGTATTCAACATCTTCAATCTCACCAAGGTTTTGTCCGCCAGGTAGTGTCGTAATTTCTGTACCACGACCACCTTCACGACGAGGTAACCAGAAATCTTCTAACATAGTCATATGTCTGCGGTCGTCTCTGACTTCACCAGTCGCAGAATCATATACAAGCTTGTTCTTATGTTTGACCATCATATCGCGTAGATATTGTTCGGCCTTCATCTTAGGTAAATTACCAACATCAATGTAGAAAATTCGTCTTTCTGGTGCGCGAACAAGGCGATAGATTACGATTGAATCTTCAAGAACGCGAAGCTGATTGAGTGGTTTTGCAGCCTTTTGTAGGTGTGAATATACAGTGCTTGTTTTTCCGTCTGTAATACCTGAGTGAGTATAAGCGATAGAATCGGCTGCAATCTTTACACCTTGTGTAGAGTGATTATTGTAAACACCCTTTTGATTGTAAATGTAGTATTCTTTATAACCCTTATTTACGACCACACCAGTCTTAGGGTCTTTTTCGCGAATTGGTTCACGAACCTTTTTAATACGACGAGGATCAATGTATCTAAGTTCTTTAATACCATCGGTTGGTTTTTCAATATCAACAATGATATGGTAGTACATGCGACCATCGACATACCATTTCTTGAAAATGTCATGAGCCTTTTTATTGAAATCTAATTGTCTTAGTATTTCTGCAAAGGCTTCGCGAATATCATTCTTAACTTTATTTGGTTGATCTACTTTTTCGACATTAATTTCGAGAATATCACCGTCGTCACTGACTACAATGGCTTCGTTAACAATATCTTGAATTGCTGCGTCACATTCCGCAGTGACAGACATATCACGATATCTTGTGATTAACTGGCCTTCGTCTTTTGTCTTACCGTCAAAATCAAAGTAAGTACCGTAAGTACCGCCTGGTGCAATCTCAATAGCACCATCATCTATTTTTGGTGGAGCAAAAGATGGTTGTGTTTCTTTTGCGTCGTCTCGTGTTATGGTAAAACCGAATAGCTGCATTGTATAAATCCTATGTGAAATCTATTATATATTTATAACACGCAAAAAAAGAGGGACCGAAGTCCCTCTTTTGATTTTCAACTTAACAGAGGAGTTAGAATTATTAAGTTGTCTCGCTAAGACCTTGGAAGGTTTCTGTTCTTGTAGTCCAGTAGTCCATAGCAAATGTGACATCAAAAGTTTGAATTTCATCAGTACCCCAATCCATAGGCATTGCAGCAACCGAAGAGGGTACAAGACCGTTAACTTCGTATCTAGCAATAATATTACCTGTTTTACCATAGTGAGTAACCGTACCAGTACCTTTATAGTCCCGTGTAGCGAGTCTAGTTGTATCTCTTCGGTTGTCTTCAAAACCATTCAAAGATTCAGACCAATCTTCCATAGCTCTACGGATTGTATAATCTTCATCGTTGATGATAGTAACTGTCCAGTCTTCGAAAGTACGATTACCTGCAAATTTCAAAGCACGGCCGAAATATGTTTGTTCTACAACGTTCAGCGTCGCTGAAGGAATTGTAGTCGCTCGAGCCATAAACTGAATTTCAGGTATTGTGCTTCCAGGCCAAGTGACCAGCACATCAAAGAGTGCTGGTCTTGCGCCGCCAAACTGTAACGATGAATAAAAGTCGTTAATGTTAAATGCCATTTTTGTCTCCTATTTGTTTTTATTAACTATTTATTAGAATTGGCCAACAACTTCTTCAAATGCGACACCAGTTCTTACAGCAACAAAGTTTAGTTGAATAAAGTTAATTGAACGAGCAGGTTTAATGTAAATGTCGCCAATAAATTCGTTGCGATCAATAACTTCTGGTGTATTATTTGTTTCATCGCAGACAACGCGGAAGTCAAAGATGCCTCTACGACCTTGTACATCACGCAAGAATGGTTCTACCAAGTTGCGGAACTGAGCTCTTGTGAATGCATCGTTGAATTCAAACAAAGAGAATCTCGCAGCGTTTGAAATTGCTTTTTCTAGAACAATAAACAGTCTACGAACATTGATTCTATCGAAAGCACTTGGACGATTCAACAATGTTTTATCGCCAAAGAGCACTGTACCCTGTCCTGGGAAAGTAACAACTGGGTTAACGCCAGCTCTATACAATTCGTCTCTCTGTGGTTTTGGTGGGTTGTATGCCAAGCGAACAATGTTACGAATATTACCACGATTGTAACCAGCAGGAGAATACCAAGGATCTCTTAGGTTATCTGTACGAGCCATTGTACCGGCAACATCTCCATTTAATGGTACATAACGGTAAACATCGTTATATTTGTCGTACATGTATTTCCAACCAGAATCCATAGTACCGTAAGAAGATGAAAGATTCAATGCATTTCTAAATGCAACAACATCTGCTACTTCTGATCCAGAGAAAGTAGAGTTGTTTACAACATCAGCTGATTCTGGAGAAAGTGTTACGATACAGTCTTTTCTTACTTCAGCAATGTTCTGAATCAAGTGTTGAGCAACAGTCGCGGTTGCATCAGCACCCATGATGATAGAAACATCAACTTCTTCACCATTTGCAAACAAATCATACGCATCAGTGATTTGACCTTCAGTAGGAGTATTACCTGTTGTGCCATTACTCAAAGATGTTCTTGTAGTATCGCCTAAATCTGAACTATTAACAAATGTTGTGGTTGCTGGTGCAGCTTGTTGTGCGGTCAGACCTAGTGTAGTATCATGTTGACCCCACCAGATCCAGTTTGATTGATTATTAATAGCTGACTTGTAGTATTGTGTTTCACCATCTTCTCTGCGAGCATCAAATGCACGAGAAACGAAAGGGAATCTCTCGACCACAGTATTTTTAATACCGCTGATATCGCCATCTTCATCAACTACAACAACATGCAATTCATCGCCTGAACCGCCTCTTGATTCAGCATATGCTGATGTACCTGGTGCACCATCAAACCAATCGTAGTATTCCCAACGGCGTACTAATGATGCATTATTCGCTGCAATACCAAGAGATGAAGTTCCTCCTAAATCTATAGTAGTAGGTGCTGTTTCCAAAATTATCCTTGACTCGTTTGCTGTACTTGTGATTGATGCCACCTGAAAGTCAATTTTAACAGTAGAGTTAGCTAAATAGAGGTAATCGCCAGCACTAACGCGAGAAGCTAAGTTAGCAGTCGCCGTGTTAGCTTCTAATTGTCCAGCTGTGAAAGTTAGTACCGGATCAGTTTGGTTTGTTGGCCTATAAAGTAAGGATTCCCAAGTGTTTGCAGATTGACATACTGCAACTTTGAGTGAGTTACCCAGTTCACCTGGATATTTTGCGATCCAGTTATGTGCACCTAAGTTAGCAGCTGCATCTTTTGCTTCATAGTCGTCATCATTTAGAATACGCGCATCGTTACCACTAGATGTAGCGTTGTTAGCATTATTATCAACACGGCCAACATAAAGTTGGTTAGAATAAGAAAGGAAACTTGCAGCAGTAAACCATTCTTGATAGTTATTGTTATCTGGCTTACCGAAGTTAGACGCTAAAACATCTTCGTTGTTTACCAGTACTCTTTTACTCATAGGACCCCAATGAAAACGACCTGCAACAACACCAATAGATGTTGACACAGCAGGTACGATAGTAGTGAGATCGATTTCACTTACATTAACACCTGGTGATACTTGAAACGGCATAGTATGTCTCCTTATGTATTTACTATTTGGTTGGAGTTATTTTTATGATATTATTTATAAAAAACGCATTTTCACCATCGAATATCGTCATGGTTATAAAAAAGCGGATGGTCGAATGGTTCTGCGCCTAAATCTTCTTCACCATGACCATCATCTATAATACCGAACGGAAGTAAATCATAAGTCACATCATGTTCATTTTTTTCATCAAGTAATTTCTGCCTAAAGTTTGTGTTTGTTAACTCCTTAAAAAACGATTGATTGGTAGCCCAAGCCAAAAGTACAGTACACATAACCAAATCATCGTGTGCACCTTCTTCAGCCATATAAGTGTTGTTTTTCAATATGAATGTTGAGAATTCTCTTATTAGATCAAAATCATTTAATAAGAGCTTGTCGTTTTCGATCATGGTACGAACATTCGCACAACCAATTCTTTTAACGGACTGGGTTGTTCTTACACCGAGAGTAGATGTGCCTTGACCGAACCCACTATTTATAACTTGTCCACGACTGCCACCATGCTTAGTATGTATAATATTCTCGTATTCAAGCTCGTAATGGAGAATGTCGGCGATCTGTTGTCCGTTGTCATTAATTTCTATAAGTGTATAACAATTGTTATATCTTTTCACAACATCGTAAATAATCTCGGGATACAATAGTGGATCTACCGTATTATCTGAATATGTCGCGACTACTTCATATGGATATGTTGTTAAGTCAAAAACAATGAACGCAGAAGCATCAATCCCAACACCTCTAGCAGTGTCAACAGTACAAAAATAATGATGATCAGGATGAGGTTCTTTGTAGACATTTAAAGTACCCTCTAATCGTGTGTGCCTCGGTCTTATCCATGCCAACCTCGAAAGCGTAGAAGCCGACAGTAAAGTATGTTGCGAACCAATAAACTCAGCTTCAAATTCTTGACGAAACTGTTCCTCGCTTGTGTTCGCAATCGTCTTTTGTTTCCACTCTTCATCTCGCCCCGGAACATCTGACCAGTGAACAGCAAAATTTACATATTCGTTATTATTCTCTACACTGTTTGTCCATAGTTTATAGAATAAATCAAAACCATTTGGTGTAGAAGTAATAACAACCTTAGTATTTTTACCGGAGATAATTGTTGGATATACAGAAGTAAAGAACTCGTCCTGAACATTTCTTGGCACGAACGCGAATTCATCAAGGTACAGAAAGTTAATCGAGAAACCACGAATAGCTGATGATGATGTTGACGCAGCAATTACCTGACTACCATTCTCAAGTTCTATAGTCGTCTTTGACCAGTTAAAGATACCTTGTTGTAACCACGAAGGTAAATTTTCATAGGCTCTTTGGACACGACTCAGAATTTCTCTTGCGGTGGTCAGTTTGTTTGCAAGAATGCCAACTGTGTATTGTTCGTTGAAAAGAATGTGCCAAAGAATGACTGCGGCTGATGTAGTGGTCTTACCTGCCTGTCGCGGCGTCTTAATGATAGTAAAACGATTATCAGCAATCGTCTTAGCCATACCTTCCTGAAAATCATATAGATCAAAAGATACCAGACCTTCATCAAGACTAATGATTTTACAGTAGGTGCGAATGAAATAGGCAATGTCTTTTGAACACTTCACATACTCTTTTACGAGTTCTGGTGTCCATTCTATTTCAACATAAGCCTTTTTAAGTAACGGATTGGCACGATAGGCCTCGGCGTCGGTTAACCTTGTTTCAAAATCATCTGTATTGATTAATAGTTCGTCATTCATTATCTTTAATTAACTTTAATAAATCCTGTGTAGAACCAACAAACAATGAGTTGTTTGTAACCTGTTGTTTTGGTTGATCTTCTCTGACACGCTTCAGTTTGGCTTGAAGTTCAAGTAAGTCTTTATTCGCATCAACAATTGTTTTTGTTAATTGAGAATATACCTCAAAGGCTCTTGGACTCTCTGTTACACTTGCGATGTTCTGTAGCTCGTCAAGTGCTGACTTCGCATGATTGATCGTATCTCTTAGATTCGCACGAGCATACTCATAATCGTCTTGTATGTCGTCTTTCTTAGATACTGTTTTTGGTTGTTCAATCACTTCTACCACTTCACCTTCAACTGTCTTTTCTGGTAAGTTGAAGATGTCCGTCATATTCTGTTCAAATTTACTCACTACCAATCCTCGCTAAATGGATTACTCTCCGAAAAATCAAGTATGTCTAATTGTTTTTGTTCTATAAAGTTATTGTCTGATGTTGGTTGTACATCAGCCACATCGTATTCTGTAAGAAGCGAATCACCGTCTTCGTTAAGAAGTTTACTACCATCTTCAAGTAAAAGCTCGTAAAACAATACATTCGTGGAGTTAAGGTCTTCAACTTCATCAACTTCACTGTAACCAGTATCAATTTCTTCGTTACTGTATTCAAACAACTCGCAACGCAGGTCATACATTTGTAATGCGCCTGCTTGATAGAATACTGGCTCGTGTTCTACAAATTTAATTTCATAAAGTTTTGTTGTTAATGGAAAATAAAGTACATCACCTTCAAGTGGTCTTGAGCTTGTGATAACATAGTTATTACCACTCGCGTCTTCTACCTTTATTTCATCACCATCCTCTTGAAGTAAATTCCAAGATTCTTCTGAAAGAATTTTTTCTGTTTTAATTTGATCCCATCTGCGACGAGCTACTGTAAATGTAATTTCGTCACGAATTTCTAGATTAAATCTAGATAGAAAATCACCTTCACCTTCAAATCCCTCTACATTTTTAATGTACATTTCAATTGGCGCAGCCGTTTCAAACTTGGAAAGCACATCTTCACCAAATAACTGGTCTGTATCCACAAGTGTTCTCGGTAGATAATAAACATCAATACCGTACATCTTGATAGATTCAAGAACCAGTTCTTCTATGAGGTTTTGTTCACCTGCATAGTTAAAATTATTAAAGTAGGGATTAGTAGCCATTTTATCCTATCATATCCACAACAGGAAGAGAATACTTCATAATCATTTCGTCTTCTAACAACTGTATTTCAGCCGCAGCATCATCAAAGATTTTAAGACCATTAAACTGAACACCACCTGGTAATTGAAGACCTTCAAATTTAGTGAGATTTTGTCCCCATTGTCTTTTGATTAATGCGGTAGCATATCTTGCTAACCATCTATCGGCCCAAACATCGGTGTATGTGTCTGGATCTGCAATTTGATGACAGTCAACAACAATGTAATCACCTGTGTTTAATTTTGATCCCCAGTTTGTATCGATGTGAAGTTTATTCACATGACGATTATATCGAATCGGTTGTTTGCCATTAAACATTTGTTGTAGATTGGCCAACTGTAATTGAACAATATAAAAAGGTAACAATGGAGTAGAAGCCATGTGATACATATCATTCAAACGAATTTGATATTCAAGGTTAAACAGACCATTACTACTACCAGTAGAATTGATCGGTAGTATGTCAGACACGCCAATAATGCTTTGAGGCATTGTAATATATCTGTTTGTTACATCATCGGCTGTTATTTGATGACGATATAATACTCTTTCTGTCGCATCGTAGTGATAATCTTGATAATAAACCAAGGCATCATCGATACGATCTTGAATTTGTTCTTCGCTTACATTAATATCAATAACTGGATAACCAAGTCTTCTCAGGCAATAATCTTTAAATTGTTCTCTGTCGGTTGGTAGAGCCATAAGTTATTCTCTTTTTAGTTATATTTATGAATCAAAGAAACCGAAATCATTTTCTATTGTGGTACTAGAAGAGGTAATTATCGCTCTTTGTTCAATAGGTAATGATGTGTTTGCTGTTGTACCAGATCTGAAATTTAAAATTGAACGAGTAATAACACCCTTATTCGTAACAGGTCCATACATATAACCTTTGAGCGTGAAGTCAAATGTGTGAACAAGAGCCTGTCTTGTTGTAAAATCACCTTCGTATAAATCTTCTGGAGAAACAGAATTGAGTATCACGGGTATATCAGCAGAAATGTTCATTTCCGGTATAATCTTTACATTTGCTGTAAATTCAGGACGAAAATATGGAAGTATCTGCTCAAGTATCTGTGTACCATCTTCGGTGTTTCTTACAAAAGAATATAGAGAAAATGTTAGATCATACGGTACAGGAACATATTGGACACTAACAGTAGATGAACCTTCGGACGGTACTTGTATATTACGAAGGCTCGAAGCCAGTTTTCTTTCTGGTGCATAGTTAAATGATGTAATCTCAAAACCCATACGAGGTAAAGTGATAGCCACATCTCTTTCGATATCAGGATCTTGTTGAAGTCTAACAATAAACTTTTCTTTTGGAGAATAGGCTAAAGGAACCGCAATCGTTTGAATGCGATCTCCAGCACTATTAAATCTTTGTATTACAATATCATTAAAGAGATTACCAAAAGTGATAACATACTTACGAATGATACTATGATAGTATTGGTGTCCGAACATTTATGTTCCCTAAAAGCAGTTGTCTTATATTTATACATATAATAAAGTGAGAGGTGAATATGAAAAGAGTTATTTTTAGTCTTTATATCGATATACCAGAAAAGGATTTAGATTACCAACCTCCTTTTTATAAGGACGACATTCCTAAAACCTTGCGTACAAAATTGAAAATGCGAGAATACTATTCGTGGTTAAAAGAAAATCATGAGAAATACGCAGAGACCATTGGCGTCGAATACAAAATTTTCGAGTATGGCGAAAAGTGGTTAAGTTTCAAAAGAAATTTTAATGAAAAATATCCGTTCATCACTGAGTACAATATCGTAAATTTTTATAAGATACATTTACTTTACGAACTGTGTGAAGTATACGACGAAGTTTTATACCTAGATTTTGATGTTGTACCAACCACAACAGAAAGTTTTTTTGATGTGTGGAACATTAAAGAAAATGGTAATATAATAAAAATTTCTGACGAAAATGAAATGAAACAAATTAAAAAGATAAATGATATTCGTGAAAACAGCTTTCGATATAAAAGTGAATCGGTAATAGGAAGGGATTTTATCGCTAATAATCGTTCACCGACGGCGAAGTACTGGAATTGTAGAGCCTTATGTTTAGAAAAGGGTTACGGTGGAAAGGTAGAAGTTTTTAATACTGGAATTATAGGAACTTCTAAAAAATATTTAGATCAATTATCTTATTGGGAAAATTTTGATAGTTTACTTAAAGAAATGACACAATTAAAAGAAGACAAAGATAGTCCATGGTTAGACTGGATGAAAGGTATTTTTGGTTGGGATAACGAAACGATATGGAGTTTCAAAACAAAAGAGAATAATGTTAAAACAACCTTTTTAGATGAAAAATGGCATTACATAATAACTAAATGGAATTACATACCAAAAGACACGGCATTAGTACATGTAATAAACAAAGATTTTGAATTTGTTAGGAATCGAATAGATGCTGAAAAATAATACTCATTGGAAAATAGAAGATCTAAAGATACAATTAGATATATCAACTTATTGTAATGCTAAATGTCCTCAGTGCCATAGAACAACTCCAGAAACTCTGAAAAAAGTAGATTGGTTACCTCTTATGAATTGGACTATAGAAGACTTCACGAAGGCCTTTAGCGAAGATGATTTAAAACGAATAGGAGAAATACATTTTTCTCCCACTTGGGGAGATCCTGTGATGAATCCTCATTTATATGATATGGTGAAACACTGTTTTAATGTAAATAGAAATATTAAAATAAGAGTCAGTACCAATGGTTCAATTAGAAATGAAGAGTGGTGGTGGAAATTTGGATCTTTAGCAAAAAGAAAATTCGAAGAATTGAGTGTTATCTTTGCAATAGACGGATTAAATCAAGAAATGCATGAAAGGTATAGAGTTAACACTAATTTGAAAAAGATATTAAATAATATGAAAGCCTTTTCTGAAGCTTTTCGTGCTGAAGCATGGTCACAGACAGTAATATTTAAACATAATGAAGATTATCTCGAAGAAATTAAACAAATGTGTATCGATCACGGTTCTAAAAGACACGTTGAACTATTCAGTAGCAGATTTGATAAAGAAAAAATCTATCATTACAAAGACAATTTTTTAGAAAAGTCCACAAAAGATGTAAATTTTATACCTAACAAAAAGATCGAAAAGGTTTTTTGTCAGTGGGAAAACTTAAATGAAGTAAATATAAATTACGATGGTTCCGTACATCCTTGTTGTTATTTTGGGAATCCTTACACAAGTCGAAATAATTCTTTTTTTGAAAATGAAATTATAAAAAAGTATGAAAACAATAAAAATGAACTAAATGTATTTTCGAATTCATTAGAAGAAATACTATTAAATAAATGGTTTAATTCAGATTTAAAAAAATCAATAAAAGAGAATCCAATATATCAGTGTGAAAGGTTCTGCGGAGTATGAAAAGATTAATTTTCAGTATGTATACTGATAATATAGAAGAATATAAAACTTCCACAAACGACTTCAAAAGGAATCAATTTGAAAAATACAGGAACCTAATAGAAAAGAGCCACAAAGACTATGCCTTATCGTGTAAAGCGGATTATGTATTATTAAATCCGAGAGAAGTTTTCTATGATATGTTACAGTTTGAAAAAATATATAAATTAGAGGAATTCTGTAATGATTATGATGAAGTTTTGTATCTAGATTTTGATGTTGTACCAAATAAAAATGTTTCCTTCTTTGAAAAAAACGATCTAAAGGAAAAAATATGTTGTCATTGGATAAAAAGAGAATTTGAAGGCCTATTTGGAAGTTTAAAGGAGCTTATAAAAATTAAACAACGTGACTATTGTTGGGGTCCTATGGAAATGCACGTTAAAACATGCGTTAAAAAATCTATGTTATTATTAGAAAACACAAAATCCACAGATAAAGTTGTCAATACAGGAGTAATAGGATTAAGTAAGAAAACCGCAGAACTATTAAGATTCAAAGAAAGAATGAATCACTGTAATGAAGTGTTCAGAGAGAGTTTGATAGATAACTTATATCCTTTTGAAATATACTCAAACTGGGAACCAAATAACGAAGTGTATTTTTCATATCTAATAGAAAGATTTAACATACCTACACAAGAAATAGGAATGCAATGGAATTTTATGATTACCGAAGAGTTTAATGAAATGTCAGACGCAGCTTATTTAATTCACCACGTCACTAAAGAATTTGAAAAGAGTTTTGGAAATGTTGAGAGTAATAGCGGTTAATACTGGCGAAAAATATTCAAATTGGTATACTGAAAATCTAAAACATATGATAGACAAATATTCTTGTTTAGAATATGATAAGTTTGAAGTTATAGATCAAGAAGAATTTGGCGGAGTATATGATAAGATTCAAATATTCAATCATTTTAGAGAAGGCCAAAACATATTCTTCGATCTAGACATATTGATAAAAGGAGACTGTAATTTCTTTTTAAGAAAAGAGTTAACGGTATGTCACGCTTGGCATAGAAAACACGAAGAGTATTATAAAATAAACCCTATAAACTCAAGTATAATTTCCTGGGAAGGAGACTTGTCCGTTATTTACAGATTTTTTAAAAGTGACCCAGAGAAATTAATTAAAAAGTTTAAGTATGGTATGGACGAATTTTTATATCAATACTACAGGCCTAAAATGTACACAGAAAATTTCTGTTCTTATCACACGTATCAAGATGAAAGGGATTATACAGTATATCTATTTAATCAAAACTATGATAAAATGAGAATACCTAGTTGGTATTCTCACTATTTTCTATAATCTCAATAACCTTTTTAGTAGCTTCTAAAATAGATTTAGACTGTCTTAATTCTTTTTTGAGTTCTGTTTTTTCGGATACTTGTACTAACTCGTGTTCAAATAAAGCGAGTTTATACAAGAATAATTTTTCGTCGTATATCTCAGAAGATTCTTCATCTTCTTCATTTCTCTTTTCAAAAAGAAAATTGGCTAAGTTTCCGTATAGATTCGAATCCACATCACTATCGTAAACGAGGCCTCTTTGTTTTGCCACTTCAATAGCATAATCTTCAAATTCTATTTGCGTCTCTTTGATGTGTTTATATGTTCTTTCATGTAACCAATCGATATCGATACCGTGATTCTCGATTAAATCTAACCATATCGCATCACTTTCTTCGGCCTGTGCGTTTTCCACAATAACATTTTCAGGATTGTCATTATCTTGCCAAAGAATTCGAACGACCGTTCTTTGATTATCGGAAAAGTGTGCGTCTAATAAGGTGTGATTTTTCATTTATTTCTCCTATCCTCTAACTAATCTCAAAACCCAACTATCAACCGTATTCAAAGATCCACTCGGAAACTCCTGTGATCTATACTGATCCGCGTTAACAAATCTAGTCCTACGAGTTCCACTGCCAGTATATCTACTGTCTACCATCGTAGAACCTTTAGCAACGCCTGATCCATCTATACTATAGGTTAATTTAGAACCTGTCTGAGTTGCCCAGTATCTTATATCTTCTTGTAAAACAGTATCAAAATTTGCTGTGGTGTACTCTTGTATATCGTTTGTACTTGTTAGATAGTAAGGTTCGGTATATGTAGGCGCGGTCATTATAGATTGGTCAGTTCTCATTAGGTAATAGGCAGTTCTTTGCAATTGAGTACCTGATTGAATTGTACCGCTGGTGCCGATACCACCGGTAGTAAACGAACTAAGTTGTGAATACCAGTCTTCGAAAACAGGATTAGCATTCACATTTGTATGATTTGCCAAAGTTGTTGATGTATGTATTCTATAGGTTCCTGGTTGATCGCCTGTAGCGACCAATTGGTCAATTGCTTGTGTTATAAATGTGTCGTAAAAATCCGTTTGTGTCATAGCGACAATATCGGTACCGTCATAATAAACAGGATATCTTTTATTATCCGTGTCTGTGGGAGCAGAAAGACTTTCAATATTTAAATTAATTCTATCATAGTTGGTGCGAATGGTCACTGTAGGTTCGCCGGTCGATGCTTCAGACGGATAGCTAGTAGCACTTGTTTTTACTGTACCCGATCTCGTATAGTAGTCTGCCATAATAGGAGTTAAAGTGCCCCCTGAACTAGTATATGCTAAATCAACAGAAGGGTCAGCACCATACATATACTCAGCACGGTCTCTTATCTCGGCTAATTGCGTGTCGTTCATTTCCTGCAAATCACCGCCTGTGTAATATAAAGGCCTTCTTATAGCCATAATATAATCCTCTCTAACTTTATGGTATAGATTTTAATGTTTTCTGTGTAGTACCAGCTGAATTTTTTATATTTAGTGTCACTGTAAAACTACTACTTATTCTAGGTATGTCGGAATCTCCTACAAGGGAACCGGATGTGAGAACTAAATCTCCTGTAGCAAGCGTCAAATCTCCTGTATCAGCAGACATTGTAAATCTTGTAGTGGTTCCTCCGTTCCTATCCCGGATATAAAGATTATCGCCTGCAATGCCATCGTTATTTAAGTCAAGATATAAATGTGTACCATCGTGGAAAAATGCAGTGTCGAGATTCGAACCTAGGTAAAATTCAACAGAATCATTTACCCTTAACTGACCACCATCAACAACAAAGGATAAGCTAGATGTTGTAGCTCCATTTAAATCAACGGCTCCATTAAAATCAATAGTATTCGAAAATGTCTTATTGCCAGCAATAGTTTGTGTACCGGAAGTTCTCACAACAGTACTATCGACAGCAACAGCATCAGCAGTAACAGATATACCATCACCTTGGCCGACATTAAGTGTTATATCTGAACTTAATGCTCCGCCATCAGTTAAACCACTTCCTGCGGTTACAGTTCTAGTAGTTCTAACAACGGTGCTATCGACAGCAACAGCATCAGCAGTAACAGATATACCGTCGCCTTGGCCGACATCAAGTGTATGGTTGGTGTTTAACTGTCCACCACCTGTCAATCCTGACCCTCCATTTACAGATCTAGACAAGTCAGTAGCAGTATCGGCATTACCAACCAAATCTCCAGTAAATGTTGTGGCGCTTAAATCTCCAGCTGATATATCAAAGGTAAATTTAGTGGCATCGGTTGTATCAGTTATTATTATGTCGTGATCATCATTTACATTCTGATGTATAACCAAATCATTAACAGACGAATTAAAATCAATCACAAAGTCGCCGCCAGTACCGGACCCCATTTGTAATTCAATATTGTCGTTAAATTTAAGTAGTGAACCAGTACCAAATGTCTTATTGCCAGCAATAGTTTGTGTGCCAGTAGTTCTCACAACGGTAGTATCGACACTAAGTGTTTGATTAGTGTTTAATTGTCCACCACCAGTTAGACCATCTCCAGCAATTACAGATCTAGACAAGTCAGTAGCAGTATCGGCATTACCAACCAAATCTCCAGTAAATGTCGTGGCTGCTAAATCTCCTGCTGATATATCAAAGGTAAATTTAGTGGCATTCGCCGTGTTGGTTATTAATATGTCGTTAAGTGTAGATTCATTCTGATGTATGACCAAATCATTAGTATTAAAATCAATTACAAAGTCACCACCAGAACCAGTACCCATTTGCAATTCAACATTATCGTTAAATTTAAGTAGTGAACCCGAACCAAATGTTTTCTGACCAGTTATTGTATGATTAGCGGAATCAAAATAATCATGTAAGTCGGTCATAGCCACTTGTTTCATTGTACCGGCGTCATTAAAGACGACACGGTCAGCGTTTGCTACCGTAGTAGCGATAGCAGATGTACCTCCATCCAACACACTTAGTTCATCAGCGGTGACAGCGCTACTTGTTAAATCTCCTCCAGCACCATCAGTGATGACTACGATATTATTATTTAATCCTCCTACATCAGTAGCATTAATGTTTGTGATAGAAGAACCATCGCCAGAGAATGCTGCAGCAGTAAGTGTGCCTGTACTAGGAACATATGTTAGGCCGCTATCTTCATATAATCTAGATTGAGATCCGGTTGATGTGTTTATGAATGTCAAATAGTGTGTTGAAGCAGAGGATTCTTCATCATCGACCGTTACATCATCCGGTAGATTTCCTGAATGGTAAATATCTTGATTGACGCCACCAAAACGCACTTGAAAACTACCAATATTAGTAGTGTCTGTAGCGCCAGAAAATAGTATACTACCGCCAAGAGGGCCAGATCTTATACTTAAAAGCGAACCGTCTTTTTCGAATTCTGCGTGATCAGTAGAATCTTGAATACTTAATGTAGCTGAAGCTTGACTGTTTGACTTAACATTGAGTTGACCTGCAGCTGTGTCATAAGTCAACATATTTGTATTACCGGTTATGACAGTATTACTTGACCAAGTAGCTACATCTCTTTCAGTACCTATCGCATTTGGATATGGCGCATTTAATGGTTTTGAAACAGTACCATTACTTGCTAAAACATTAGTAATATCAACATATGACATTGATGTGCCACCGGTATCCAGAGTCAAGAAGTATCCTGGATTTTCATTTGTGGCCTTAATGATACCTGTTAAATCAATATTACCGGCGATATCTAGTGCTTGTGTAGGAGAATCATTGTTAATACCGACCCTTTGTGTAGAAACATCTACGAACAAAGTATTTGAAGCGTTAGAAGCAGTACTAACCAATAAATCATTCGAGAGAGTAGTAATACCTGTAACATCAAGCGTATCATTAACATCAAGCGTATCATTAATAGTTGTAGCACCTTGAATAGTTGTGGTACCACTAGAACTATTCAGTGTTACGCCTTGAGAAATGTCCGCTGTACCATTGATATCTAAACCAGCAGCAGTTAATGTTTGAGGAACATTTACGCCTGAAGCCGTAGTGGATAATCTTAGATTATTATTGTGATATAAATCAACAGCGCCATTTAATGTAAATGTCGCCATATTCTCTGAACCAGTGGCAGACTGTACATTAAATGTATCGGCCTTATGAGTTACTGTATCTCCTGTGGTAGCAACAAACAGAGTATCATTAGTACCGTCGTGATAAATCTCAAAATCTTGATCTGTTCCTAAATAAATTCTTTGGTTGTCAATAACGTTAACTTCATTACTGAAAGTAGAAATTCCGGAGACATTTAACAAATTAGTTGCTAGAGTGTTAGGAACATTTACGCCTGAAGCCGTAGTGGAAAATCTTAGGACATTATCATGGTATAAATCGACAGCGCCATCTTGAGAAGCAACGATACTATTCTCACTGGAGTTTGTTTGAAGTCGAATGGCACCAGCAGTACTTTGAATATAGAGGTCGCCTGTTCCTTGTTCTTTAATATAACTATCGCTTGCATCGTGATAAAGATGAAGGTCATCGCCAGTTCCAATCAATAAACTATCATTATCCTGAAGGCTAACATTGTTATTAAATGTGGCAATTCCATCGACTTGCAATGTACTTTGAAGTGTAGTAGCGCCAAGAATATCAGCAACGCCATCAACATCCAAAGAATCTGATTGAAGTTCGCCTGTGATATCTACACCGTCGGTTTTTGTAGCTAATTTTGGATCACCATTAAAATATAAAGTGACTGCACCAAGTTGTTCAATTACAATACTATCTGTGAAAGTTGTTTGAATGTTCAAATTACCCGTAGTACTTTGAACATAACTATTAGTCGCGTCATGATAAAAGAGTAAATCTTCTGAATTGCCAATCGAAAGTATTTCATTATCTGGTATAGAAACATTAGCAGTAAAGGCTGTTACACCCGTTTCCGTCATTGTTATTCTAGAAGTACCGTCAGAAGATTTAATTGCAACACTTTCTGTACCACCAGAACCTTGAAGTATTGTAGAGTCCGAAGCATTTACAGTTAATACTGTTTGTGATGTTCCACCGTTATTTTTAATTTGTAATTCGTCTGTATTCTGTAAGACGACATTTCCACCTACTTCTAAAGAAGACGATACTGTAGGAACTATGTTAATACCTACTCTATCATTAACGGAATCGACATACAAAGTATCAGTGTCAAATATCGCATTAGCAGAAAAAGAAGCGACACCTGCTTCTGTCATTGTTATTCTAGAAGTACCATTTGAAGAAGCTAATACAATACTTTCTGTACCACCAGAGCCTTGTAGTATAGTAGAGTTAGAAGTGTTTGCAGTTAATACAGTTTGAAGTGTACCATCACTGGTTTTAATTCTTAAAGAATCTGAGTTCTGTAAAACAACATTTCCAGAAACTTCTAAAGAACCAGGAGTAGGCAAATCTACATTAATACCTACAGCTGTTATTGATGTGTCTACATAAAGAACATTTGATACTACACCACTTACTTTCAAATCATCGGATACAAGTACTTTACCTGTAACATCAAGAGCTTCGGTTGGAGTTGCGTTATTAATACCTACTCTATCAGTAGTTGAATTAACATATAGAGTATCGGTATCTACTTTTAGATCAGCCGATATATTTGTTTCACCATCAACGTCTAATTTAACAGCAGGTGTTGATGTACCAATACCGACCCTATTCGTTCCAGAATCGACAACAAAATTACTCGCCGGCGCCATCGAAGTACCTACTTCCACATTACCAGTTAAGGTAATTCGGTTGTTCTCAAAGCTCGTAGTTATAGAGTTTAGACGATCAGCAGCGTCATTGGTATTTCTTCTCCAAACGTCAAACGTTTGTGTAATTTCGGTATTTGAAACTTTTATGCCATCAGTTGCCACTGTTATTTCCTACTAATTGTGTTAAAAGTGATTTGATCTCACTTAATTCTGATTTTATATTATTTATATCGTTTATTGCTTCTTCGTATTCGCGACTCTTTGCTTTTTTCTGTCTATATTTTGCCAACTCATCGTTATTTGTTGAAAGAATAGCATTACTTATACTATCTCTCACAAGATTTTTGTTTTCTTTTACTTTAAGTAATGCCATTTGTTTTTACCTATATTTGTAGCGCGATTGCTCTTATATTTTTAACTCTAGGATACAATCTAGAGGCTGCCGATAACATTACAATTTTAATTTTAAATTTTTTGAAACCTGTGTATTTAATGGATGGAGTGGTGTTAGTATTTTCGTATTCTACTTCGCCATTTGAACCTGTCAATTTATTCGTAGGAATATTAAATTGATATTCAATAAAATCATCTAATTTTTCTAACTTCGAATAAGTAAACTCATTTTGTTCTTGTGTCATTTCAACCCAACTAATACTTTCCTCAAATGCTCGGTCATCCTCTCTATGTAAAATTTTATAATAAACCTTTACATCTGTGCCATTAGGTTTATAAGCATCTATATAAACCCTTAGGTCTTCAGCATCTTGTCCTTCAGCAAGTGTTACCACCTTTGAAATATATTTTGCCCAAGCTTCACCTCCGGTGATACCATCTTCGCCAGTGTAATCATTGTTAATGAGATATCTTGTCGCTAAAATGGCAGTTCTTTTGGTATCTAAAGCAGGTCCATGGAAACTATTAATATCTCTACTTAAATTTCCTGTTACTTGTACAGATCCAGATGCAATGTCGCCAGATTTTTCCATGGAATGAGATTTGACAAAAACATCCTCTCTTGTGAAATAATTGGGAACATTTAAATTTAGTTTATAATTTCCAGTTAAGTTATAATTATTAAAGGCCTTAGCTTGAGAAAACTGTCCGGTGAAGGACATAGAAGAACCTTCAGGCGTTAAACCTGAAAACAGATTAACACTTTTATGAATAGGTTGAGCCAATAAAGCGCCAACAGGAGCTCTTATTCCATCTTCCTGTAATTTATAAAACTGTTTCATATCTTGAAAAACATATTCTCCGGTGCCCGGTTTAGACCATTCACCATTACTGTCACCAATTTGTGTTATACCCACATCTACAATCTTCTTCAAAGAAGAAGTATCATAAGCTCTAAGTTTTCCAGTAGGTGTTGTGATACTTACAATATTAGCAGTATTTGCCGCAGCTGAACCATTGATATACAATGTTACATTATTAGCAACTTCAAATTTATTTTCTAAAGTTAGATCAGCAACAACAAATGTTTTAGGATCAGAACCAAAAGGATCTTTAGCAACAATTATTCCGTTTGCACCAGCAACAGGGTCGACAAGTTCGTATTTAACTTGATTAGAACCTATCAATTGGGTGTTTGTGAATTGATTATCTCCTGCTATTTCTAAATTCAATTCAACAACTGAAGAACCTTCAACTTGTTGTCCTATTCTAGCAGATATTCCTGATCTGGAAGTAGGCGTTTGAAAATATTCATTCTTAGCATTTCGTAACTTAATTGTTGCAGAATCATGTTTAAACTTCGCAATATGTAATTTATATTTTAAATCTTGGTCTGTATAAGGTTCCCATGTTCTACCATTTGAGGAAGCGAAGAAAACGCCTGTGTCCGGTTGTTTATTGATTTGCGCGCCTGAAGCAATATCTTTTTGGCCTAATTGTGAAGTCCAAACCTCATAATTAGGAGCATCCGATTTTACTATAAGAGCATACTCTCTGTCACCAAGTAAATATATTGGCGTGTCAAATTCAAACTCTGTTCCAACAGAACCGTCCGCAGAAACATTAATATCAGAAGGATATAAGACCTTTTTAGATCTAGGTAGAATAAAATTTGTTATATTATTAGTATCAGCATCGACCACTCTGACCTCGACCGAAACTGAACCAGCACTATCTTTTTTAGAGAAGAAAATGGTAGCTTTCGTTAAATAAACACCAGAAGCCGGCCTACCTATAGCCTCGTCAAAAACTCTAACATAAAATGTTTGAGCTACTGGAAAATTTGTTTCAAATGCTGACATATTTTTTTACCTTAATTTTTTAAAAAGTCTAACAAGTTATTATTATATTCATCAAAGTTCTGCGCCGCCGCCCACATCAGATCCAGCCTGGTCATTACAACTATCGTCTCCATTAGGGTCTGCGCCGCAACCGGCATCGCCAGCACCATCCCAATCATTACCAGGATCATAATTATTATAAACTGGCACCTCGATATAAACAGGTGGAGGTGCTGGAACTTTTGTAGTTTTAGTAGTTTTACTTGTAGTTAAAGTTTTTGTTACATCGAAATCTATATCATATTCTACCGTGCTAACACTGGTAGATTGTGTAGTAGATGATAATCCATGAGAAGTAAACTTGGCACTTGCAAAAGTTGTATTATCTTGAGTAGCACTTAAAGGATTATCGGTCAATGAAAATATTAAACCGCCAGTATGGAATCTTGCAGCTGGAATGGTGAATATTCCATAAACTTCTCCTGATTTATATCCTGTAGCAATATCATCATCTGCACTAGCAGCCTTGACGCCGCCGCCTGTATTTTCAAATGGTTGTGTGGATAATATAGAATAATTTGTGTCTGTTTGTAACACATCATTTGTAACACTAAATCCGTCAAAATATGGTTGTAATCTTGCTCCAGGTTTCATGCCAGTTGCTTTAAACTTAATTTCAATTGACCTCATATAAGGTATCAAAGAAGTATCAATAACAAAATCGCCTAAATGTTGAGCAGATTGTATTCCAGATGTGACTTCAATATCAACATCAGTCGTCTCAAAAGTTTCTGTTAAAGTAGTTTTTACTTTATTTCCAGATACAGTTTGACTCACGCCGGAATTAACTAATTCAGTAGATTCAGCAACTTGTTTAATTCCATCAGAAATATCTTGAAAAACTTCGCCCATTCCGCTATCAAGAGTTACATTTCTATCTGGAGCAATTTTAGTTTCATTGAAATAATCTGAAGGAGGATCTAAAACAAGAACACCATTATATTGATAATTCAAAGCTGAAAGAAGTGTTGATGTGGTCGCAAAAGGTTGTTCTTGCATAAGAACCTCATCATAGTCAATAAAAATAAAATCTCCTTTTTGTTTATAATTTGAACTACCGGAAAGATCGACATCCATATTAACATCAAAGTTTAATTCTGCTGGAGACAATTCATTTCTGACTTTACTTACAGCAGCAGTATGATCTCTATTCGTCACGTCCGCATAACTATGACCTCTTAATGGATCAACGAAAAATCCGTTTTTAAAACGATTTATTCCGTTAACATCGGCTATCTGAAGGTCTGTTAAACTTTTTTCTAATAGATTTAAGCTAGAGTAATACTCGATATTTTCAATTCTCTGTTTTAATGTTCCTATATCTCTCATTGTGAAACGAACTTGTCTATTCTGTTTTACACGAACACCATCAGGAGTCTTTTGTTGTTTAGTGGCATAATAAGGCGACATGGAAGGATAAGCAGGAATATCAATTGTAGCTAACAATAAACCATCGTTCATGTTATGTCTAGGCGTCTGAGGATTCAAAGAAGGAACACCTTGTATCACACTAGGAAGTCCATTCTTATTGATTATTACTAAATCTTTTCTCGGTAGATTAAAACTAACGTCTGTATTGAAAGTTTTATCTGCGTGTATAGAATCTAATCCTCCAACACCATTAATTGTAGTACTTACTCCTGTAGGAACAGTTGTAGCAGGACTTGAGGAAATCAGAGGATAAACAGTGTTTGATGTGTATGGTCTAAAATCAACAACATCTCTTAATTTAATTCTATCTCCATTACTGTTAATATAAACAGGCAATTGTTCAGATCTAATTTCATCTGAAGCTGTGTTTACATCATTTAAAGGATAAGAATCGACACTAAAATAACCTAAATTTCCGCCACCACTAACCTCAAAATAATCAAATTTAACCATCAAATAATCAGTGGCCTCTAAAGTCAAACCAGGTAAAAGTTTTATTTTTGACGTACCATAATAATTATCAGTTTGATTAGTGTCTAGGGCGAAGAATCTAGTAACATCAACAGTATCGGTCAAATCAGAAGCGTTACCTGTAAAATCACTTTTCTTTAAATATACGTTCTTAATATTAAAAACGTCTGGAACACCCAAAGGATAAGGTCCAGTTATACCATGGGTGGCCATAGATATCTTAACATATCGGTTGTCGCGTAAAAGTTTAGTTTTAGCGCCTGCTGGATCCTTTTCTACAACTACTGATACATTAACACTTATATCACCATTTGGAATATCTACCAAATCTATAGTAGGTTCACTTCCTGTACCAGTTAAAACAGTACCCATTGTAATAGATCTATCTGATTGTACGGTGTTATTTCCGCCAGGAGCATCACCAAAACCATCTGCGAGAGGTATCACTTGACCAGCTCTAAAAACCTTTTTAAGAACAACTGTTCCTGAAGAACCAAATGTTCTAGTAGGACCAGATACATCTACTTTATTACCTGTCCTAAAAGCACTTACTACAAAAGAGTTAGCGGTATCACCCACTATTCTAAATTGGTCTCCAATATTTAAATAGGCAGAAGGTGCCGTTGCGCCGGATAAAACAAATGTATTTGATCCTGCATCTCTTGTAGCTGAAGTATCTAAAGCATATTTAGCTTCAACTGATTGATCAGACGTTATTTGCCATCTCGTTCTAACGCCAGAAGATCCAACTTGTTGACTAGCAGTTTCCACAAAACTAGCACCAGATAAATCTCCAATTCCTACAGTACCTGTGGTAGAACTCCATGTACCTGTAATATGTCTTTTTGTTTGATACGATTGATTCTCTAAAGCAACACTGTCAATGGCCTCATAAGATGAAGTATCGGTTACTAGATCTTCAGCAGGCAAATTAATTAAATAACTATTGAGATTCGTATCTTCTAGAGCAGCAGTATTTGAAAATCCTAATACACCGTCTTGTAGAACCACATCTGCATAAGATGCTGGAGAAGTCGGCGTGTATATCGATCTTACATGAGCAAAAGAATTTGCTGTCATCTGAACATCGTACAAATACATCCTATACCGAGCATCAAAACTACCTTTTACTCCAGATTGCCATTCTAATCCGCGAATTTTAGCTGAACCTATTTGTGAAGCAGGAGGACTTACTCCAGCAGATTTTGCAGATTCAAGAACAGCATTTGCTGCAACATCATGTAGTTGTACCGTCTTATGTTCATCATAATCAAAATCTCCTAACAATTGATCAACAACAACATAATTACCTATATTCGCATATTGAGTTGTTCCTTCAATTGACTCTATATCAATACCCTTTTCAACATTAACATAATACGTTTTTAATATATCAAAATCATAACCAGAAACATAACCTTTACCAGGAGAAACGCCTGCTGCTAAAAGTGCTGTATTACCATTTTGTGTTGTACCACTCCATATCCCTCTATTACCTGTTCCTTGTAAATGTTCGTTAATGGTCAAGTTTAATCCACTAACAATGTAATCTCCAGACTCATCATATGTTCTTTCAGCTAGATAATCGCGAATAGCAGAATAAACTGTTTTATCATATTTTTCTTTAATAAAACCATCTTCAACAACAACTCTTTCTATAAAATTATCGCTAATGGATTCGCCTTCATTTAAAACTTTAATAGTTGGAGTAAGTTTTAGTCTATCTGCACCAGGAGCAGCATAGTTATATGCGCCTTGTGCTGGATCTAAAAGAGTATTATCGTCTGTAAATGATACAATTTCTTCGTCTATGGTATAACCAACTCTTACACTTGGTCTGTTATTATACTTCGACGCAATTATCGATTGTCTATCAGCTCGTATAAAATGGTCTTTAGCAAAAAGTATACCTTCGTTTATAACTACCTGATAACCATAACCAGACGCATTTGCACTTAATAAAGTAGCAGTAACACCTGTATTTGAGGTAATAGTTTCTCCACTTCTAAATATTTTTACTGAACTATTTGAACCCGAGTTTGTTGTTTTAACGAATAGAGTTTTGGTATCTGGTAAAGAAGCTTCTACACCATCAGCGGTATCTAAAACAACTGCTGTTAATCCAGAAGTTCCTCCTGTAATCGATTTTCCTAGAAAATCACTAACATCTACTGTGGTTCCAGATTGTTCATCTAATAATCTAACCCATTGAATTTTATCGTCAACAGAAACAGCGTTGCCTCTTACGACACTGCCTTCTTTAAAGACGTGTTCACCGAAGCGATCAATCTGGTTTTGTAGAATTGTTTGAAGTTGAGTCAATTCACGAGCTTGAACAGCAAGACCTGGCTTAAACAAAACTCGATGAAAATTCTTCGATTCATCATAGTCGTCGTAGTAAGGATCTACATTAAAATTAGTTTGCAATGTTCCTGTATTTGCTAATGCCATTGACTATCTCTCTTAATATGTTATTATCATTTTCAGATCTTCGATTTGATCTGAATCTCTAATTATTGGAAATCTATTTTCTATATAAAGTATATCGCCACTACCCTTCTTGACAACAGGATATATAACTTCTTCAACAATGCCTTCATATTCAGAAGAAGTAGCTTCTGCATCAATCGGCCAATCTATGGCCGCGCTGTCGTGTTTTAGTCTAATCAATTCTCCACTATTACCTTCTCCCTCGTCTAAAAAGATGTAACCATCTTTGTATCTAGGAGAAGTAAGTGATAGTATACCTGTCGCTGATGTATTTGAAACATAATCAATAGCAAAAGCTCTATTCACCTGTGCGTATAATTCTGCATCTAATGCCCCAGCGGCAGCACTATTAGCAAGTTCGTAATTCTTAGCGAATTCATCAAAACTTACCATGCCTACAGCTAACATTCCAGAATTATTTGAACCATAAGCTTCAAATGTTGTATTTGATAATCCCCTAATTTGTTTTAATTTAAGTTTTAAGGTATTATCTACCGCTCTTTCAGTGATTAAAGCATTGTTAGACCTATATCTAGGGTATTGTAATATTCCATATGTTCTGAAATCTTTTGTCTCTAAAAATTCTTCTTGTTCAGTTTTCGATAACTTAATACTGAACATTAAATCGCCATTATGCAATTCTCTAACCGCGTCTGAACCATGGCCACCTGGTGGCGAAATGTTTGGTAAAGCAGTTGTCGTTACCGACACAAGATTAGCAGGGTTATTAAAAAATCCATCTTTTACTATTGCGGTAGCAGTCGTATTGTTTCTGCCTCTATTAATCATATTAATGTAATTAATACTATTTGACGCTAGAGGATTGATATTCGCATAAGCAGTAGGAGTTCCGTCGCCATCAGCAAGAACTTCCACTCTAGGTCCCAAAACAATATAACTAGGATTTGGAGCAGTGTTAGATAAAGGTAAGCTTAAAGGATCTTCAAAAGTTATTGTCCTTGTTGTCGCTGCATAATTCGAGACCTTTCTTAATTGTCCAGAACCGTCACCGGTTTCTACAAATACATTACAGTCTTTATAGTATTGATCATCTACAGCGTTTGCTTCTGTAGGCAAAATAATTGTAGAGGTATTTATATACTCTTTAATGAATCCAGAGAAGTTAATAAATCCATTTGCTGAACTGATAACATCAATACTATCTACTGTACCAATTGTGGCTGCTGTTTGGATGTTAAATTGGTCTGCATTAAAGTTATCGAGAACAGTAGCTTTCTTGATTGGAATATATTCAGAGCTTAAAAACTTTTCGATATCAGACCCAACGACAGGGTACATATATTTCCATTCATAACCATCGTCGGTAATAACAGTATCGGTCAGTTCTGTTTGTCTTGGTTCTACAGTTGATTGTGTGCCTTTATTGTTGTCGATGCACTTATAAACTCTAAAATCGGAAGTGATTACATAAAATGGATTTGTTGTATTGGCAAATAAATCCACACTATCTTTATACTTGGAATATACTGTACCAGAAGTCCAATTATATCTTGGAATCGCTAATGATAAATCAGTTACGTCGATTCGTTTCATTGCAACGATTCTGTCCCAAATGTCAAAATCGATTGATTCTACACCTTCGGTAGGATTCGGCGGATCCCTAAAAGATTCATCAGGCGGGTCACTGTCCCAAAGCCATTCTTGAGTGTTGCCTATAAACAAATAGTAACTGCCTTCTTCAGCAAAGTTATCAATGAAGTGCTGAGCATTGTCACTTCTTAAAAATCTTGTTACTTTTGCAGGCATTTACAAACTCCGAAAAACTTATTTATTTATTTATATTACAAAACAGTAGTGTTACTGAAAGGATATGTGTTCGCATATCGAGAAATAACGATGTTGTAAGTGTTGGCTTCGAGACGAGCCGTACCATCTGATTGAATATTAATCACGGTATTTGTAGTACTATTCGCAGCAATCTGGAAGGTGTTCGTCGTGGTGTTCAACACATAGTATGTTGTTCCGTCTACTATATTTATATTTGCAGCAGAGGTATTTGCAATATTATAGAAGATAACATTATCATTGTTTGAGAACTCATGAGAATTTCTTGTGACTAGATTACCAGTAGCTGTAAATGTCACATTTGCATTTGTATTAGCAAGGAACGCAAAGTTTTTATCTATCGATATCTTCGCAGTTTTATCTCCAGTATATGCAACAAACGGAGTTACATTTCCGCCATAATAAGTTTGAACAACGACATTTGATCCAACTTTATTTGTAATCAAGAATGGGCCACCGTTGTTTTGTTTATTGATAGCCTTGGAGATATTAATCGTATCACCAACATTTGCAACACCACGAATAGATGTGTTGGCGATAATAACATTACCAGTTGCAAAACCAAATCCAACATCTTGATGTAAAGAAGGCGAAAGTTTAACGGTTCTTCTAGTATCGAATACAGATATCGTGTTTGAGTCAATAGCACTTTTGACCGTGTAAACTCCGTCTGAAAGATAAGAACCTGTTATTTCTACTTTATCGTTGGCTTGAACATTTTGGAAAATATTGTTATTTGAAGATATTGTGTCACCAGTGTTTGAAGTGACCTGAGCCAAAGCGATTGTGTTTATCGATGGTTTACTTACTTCAATAGACAGATTCGCATCCAGAATTTCAAATTTAATTAGAATCTCATTATCTTCTTCTAATGATTGATCCAGTGTATCTGAAAGATAAACACCACCAAACAATTTCATACCAGCAGGATGCATTGTGTTTAAGGCAGTGTCTCTATAAGAAGTTAAGTTTTGATCAGATCTTATTTCATAAGAAAACTCTTGATAATAATAGTTATCTTGTAAATACTTATCCCAACTCAACCAACCCTTTGTATCTGTATAACGACCCAAGAATTGAATAATTGATGATGAGGTCGTGATACCCACACCAGGTTCAGTTTGTTCCCTTGTTAGGTTATCAAGAGTCACTTCATTACCCGTAACATAGTTATCGCCTTGAAGATCTACTCTAACACTTGCAATCGTTCCTGAACGATACACTGCTTGAATATCAGCGTTAAACCCAAGTATACCTCCAGGAAGACCAGCATTGTTTGCTATATTTTGATCAGCTAAGAAATCATATCTAACTCTACCAATAGGTCTCAAAGGATTGTAACCAAAACCAGAATCGGTTGTTGTGACTGAAGTAATTGTTCCGGTATTTACAATCGATGTTCCTAAAGCACTAACAATTGTTGAGTTAACATTCGATAAAGCAAGGTTAGCAGATAATCTAGAAACGCGGCCATGTATTCCAGGACCACCTTCAAAAATCTCTTGTCTAATTCCAAAAAATAGACCATCTTTAACTTTAAATGTATTTGTAGTAGAATCGGTTACTACATAAGAATTCGCACTCGTATTTACAGTAAAACTAGAACCAGGTCCAGTATAACCACTTACATTATCATCAACACCAATATATTGTGTATTACCTGTTATGAAAAAGAATCTCACAACATCGTTATCTTCAAATCCGTGGCCAGTTTTGATGATCGTATTTGATGTAGCATCGAATGTACAATTTGAATCGTAAGCTTGAACAAAGGTGACATTAGCGCCGGTATTACTTTGACCAGGAACAACATCAAGTGCATATTCAATAAAATCATCAAAGATTGGATATTCGACGAAGGGCGGACCAACTTGAGAAACAATAAACGAAGCTTCTTGTCCGCTACCGCCAATTACCTGTGGTTCGTTTGAAGTTGATACAATATCACCTACAGCATATCCAGAACCACCATTTGCGACAAAGAACTCGACAGCAGAATCGGCACGAGTTGTTAGTACCGTGGCTTGTCCTCCTGTACCACTACCGTCGCCAGTCAAAGATAAGCGGTCGCCAACTTCGTGACCATAACCACCATCAGCGGTCATTGCAACAGATATGACGGGACCTACATCAGCAGGTTGCAGATCAACGGAAAGTTTACCATCAGAACTTGTTAATTTTTCGCCTAATTCAAATTCACCAATTCGATTGATCAGATAAACAAGGTATAATTTTACACCTTGGTCTTCGATTAATTCAATGCGGTTAACAATCGCAGAAGAACCAGAAGATTCTCCAATTAATCTAACGCCTGGCAAATCTGAAGGTTCACCATTCACAACGTATTCTACTTTAATTGCGACTTCTTGTACCCAACGACCATCAGACGCACGAAGTAAATCGTCACCAGGATTGTAAATCTCAATCTCTTCTCCGAACAAAGCACGGAAAAGAATACGATAACCTACCGGTGAACCTCTTACTTTATAAACTTCTTTGATGTGTTTCGCAAGTAAATCTCTATTTGCAATTAATCTTTCAGGTATGCTTGGTATAATTTCACGAGCAATATAATCAAAATAATCTTCTGGTGCAGTATCAATGTCTTGATAGTCTAAAAGACTGTGTACAGCCTCAATATAATTATTGGCCTGTTCTTGAGATTCGTAATATCTCTTAATAAATTGAATGAGCTTCTGGCCAGATAACCTAGCAAAGAGAGGAAATTGGTCCTCTATAAAAACAGAAGTTCTATTATCGGTCGTCATATAATTGTACCGAGGTTTGTTTCATTAATTTGTGTTACTGAGCCTGTTGTTGTAACTGTTATAGAACTTGAAGTTTCTTGTTGTCTATCGTCTATGACAGTTATTTTAGTATCGGACAATAACATGATTAAATATTTAGATGTAACTAAATTAGAATCTACTGGAGTAGCGTTTATTTTTATTTCATTTCCCGATACACTATCAGGTCCGAAATTAGGTAAAGTTAAAATACCATTTTCGTAATCAATTGTTCCTATATTATTATCCGTATACACAACCTGATTCAGATCGTTAAAATAATACAATCTTAAATTTCCATTTGAATCGTCATCAAAAAAGACTTTTCTACCACCTACGGTAAAAGAAGAAGATGAAATATTTGATTGACCTGAAATATTAATTAGTTTTTTCGAATAGTTAATCGTATACTTAGATTTTAAACTCTGTAAAGGAGTAAATCTTTTTTGTAATTGTATTTTCGTGTCACTATAGAGTATAGACGGGTCAGTTTGGTCTATAAGCCTAGAGAAGAGTGAATAACGGAAATATCTATTTTCAAAATTACCCAAATAGGTCGTTTCGAAATTCTGTACAGTAGTGGCCACCTTATTTGCAATTTGTCCTGCGTCTAAGGAAGTGGCATTACTATCATAGTAAACCGTTATACTTGGTATGATATAATTATATGAAGGGTCAATGAATTCAATTTCATTTGTCATAACATTATATCTTTTTAATTGCTTTCTTATGTCATCCTTTTGATTAGTCGATAAAAGAGTTCTAGAACCCTTTGGTTGAATACTAGCAAATACTTTACCATAAACAGGAGGATCATTTGTTTCACCACCCCAAATACGCAAAGAATTGATTAAACCTGGAAAATCTCTGAGTAATATTCTTCTATAATCTTCAGCTAATACGGCGCGATTCTGTGTTTCATAATTTTTAGGAGCATTATATTTTATTGATTCGATTGTCTCTATATCAGCACCATCATATGTTTGATTTGAAACGCTGTTTATTGTGATATCAGGGTCTACAGCTGACCAAGAAGAATCGGTTCTAACATCATTACCATCATCTCCCACCGATACTCTATAATTCACTTCGACAATGTTACCATCTGTTAATTTTTTACCTATGTTATCATCACCGAAATAAAGTTCGTATGTGCCATTTGTCACTTCTTGTAGGAAGTAAACCGCTGAAGTTGATTTTACCTCTTCGATATTATTTGCTAAAGTAAAGATTTCTGTGTTTGTCGAGCCTAGAGTCTGTCGAATTGTGACGGTTATTGATGCGGTGTCTATGTTAGTATTCGTTAAAACATATTTTACAGGATTTGAATCACTGACAGTAAAGGTTTGATCGACATATATTCCTTCAAAAACATCAATATCGGTTGTGTAGTTCAGAGTCTTATAAACATTGTAAGCTTGACCTGTGACAAACTGTAAAACTTCGCCTGTGTCGGAAGTAACTTTAAAAATTTCTCCTTTCGGTATCGTCACAACATCTGAATCATCGGTTTCGTTGTATGTAATATTCATACTTGTTCTTGCAGACCTTACGGACGCGGGTATGTAATCAAGCATCTTAGCTCTTGAAACAACACTGTCTCTGAGTTGTGCTGAATCAAGAAACATTTCATTACCTATCATACTCGTATAGAAAGCATTCTGGTACGAATTGTATGCAAGCATATCCAATAAAAGATTAACTACAGACCCTTGAAAGTTATAATCTTTGAACTCATCTTGGTCTGATATGTAATCTTTGATCGATTGTTTTATTTTACTAAAATCTAATTCTGTTACATCTATTTGTGACATTTTATCTTACTCTTTCTACGATAACATCGACAGTCACGGGCTCTGCTGAGGTTACTGGAATGAATTTTACTGTTATTTTAAGTGTGTTTCGATCTGCATCTGGAAATACAGAAACATTTAGTATATCTGCTCTTGGTTCATAGTTTTCAAGTGATGTGGTGATATCTTCAGCAATTAGAAATTGTGTATAAGTAGATTCGACATTATCAAATAAACGATTGTAAATATTACCACCAAGATATGGTTCATAAGGTCTTTCAAAAAAATTAGTCAAAACAATATTCTTAACAGATTGTATAATTGAATCTGCATTTTTGACAGCTTTAACATTACCAGTTACAGGATGAGCTGTAAACGATAATGGTATGTCCGAATAAACTTTATTTTTTGATTCTACAAACATGTTATGTTACTCTGTCTGATCCGCCTTGGTCTGCTACTATTTCTCTGATTGAACCTGGATCTGGTTGAGGTGTTTTACCGTCATTTCCAGATACAGGCCGTATTACTGCAACTAATCCGAATTCTGTTCCCTTTTCTATCGAATAAGGTCTAACCGTGACCTTGTTGCTCTGATTGCCTCCTAAACACATGACTTTACCAGCAGGAGCGTTCTTATTACCTGTCCAAAATCCTATATGTCCGTAAGGGGAAGACCTAAAAGGTTTACCACTCTTACCGCTACGACCAAAAACAAGTATATCGCCAGGTTTCATTTTATCGGGTTCATAAGTAGTCGAAATTAAAATGCCGATTTTACTCGCATTTTGCTCATATGCTCTAGAAGATAAAGTCTTTAGGTATTTATTACCGGATCTACGAAGCATTGCGCCAGCAAAAGCAGCACACCATGCAGTTTTATCATATCTCAAAGGATTAATTGACTTAGCGACTCCTAAGCATCCCATATCCTCAAAACATCTTATTATGTTTGGATTTCCTGGATTCGAATACTTAGCTCGACCTTCAGCTGCGTCGCCGTCTACCCATGCATCAGGACCTAAATCTTTTGCTGAAAGTGCTACATCTAAAACATTTGAATGCGGTTTATCTTTACCATGAGCATTTTGGTCTTCAACTTGTTGTCCTGTAGGTCTATTATTAGAATCTGTTACGCCACTATTACCGACAGCTCTGCTTGTAGTTAACGCTTCGTTTGAAGTGGTAACATCAGTTTCGTACTTAGAAGATGAGTTTGAATCTTGGCCTGAATCGTCTGGTGCAAAACCGCTTTGTTCACCGCCAGGCGTTGAGCCTAAATCTTCTCGATAAACATCTTGAAAACCTTTTCCTATATCTAATTTTCTACCATACCTAGGGAATATACTAGGGTATTCATTCAGAGCATAAGACTCCAGAATTAATGCGTCTGGTACAGTAACAGCTGCAATATTATCAGGAGACTCGAAAACACAAACTTTTAAGAAGTCCGTATTGTCACAATAAAAACCAGTAATATTTTTCGCAGAATAAAATGTGATATTTCCACCATCCGAAGAATGCAGTTCAATTTCACCTGAACGAACTCTAAACTCATCTTTCGTGTTGATATCAAAATTCTTTTCAGACTGAGCGAGTAGTTGGTCTTTTGTGCTAAAGGTCATTTTACCAGACGATAAAGATGTATAGGTAGATGTGGTAGTTTGACTTATAGCTTGTTTGGCCTCCAATGTGTGACTGCCATCTGTAGTCACATTAATACTACCGCCCACATCCATGGTGTAGTTTCCAGCGACATATGTTTCCATATCACCGTCAACTTGCGTGACTAATTTTCCTCTGACATATAAAGACGCATCACCATCAACATACACTTTTGAAACACCACGGACTCTCACATAATCATCACCATAAGTGATGTGATAATTATCTTTCATAGTGCGATTTACACGGCTGCCGTCAGGATGATATTCTTCCATTGTACCTGTACGGTGCATGGTAGCAATTCTTTCGGCGCCTAGTGTATCATCAAATTCCTGTATATGGCCAGATTCGGTTTCTCTTACTTGTGAATATGGGTACTCACTGTTTCTACTCGGTACAGGTTCTCCTGTCAAATCGTCCACATATTGATTTCTAAACGCAATCGAGGGATGCAAATTAGCGTTTGTTTCTTCTTCGGTTCTTAAAAGTTTTACAGATTCTTCCCGTATCGTTTTTGTGCGAACCAAACGATTCATATCAGGTTCATTTACTCTTTGAGGATAGACACCTCTAGGATCATTGAAACCACAAGTCGAATCTGGATATTTTGTTGGTATACCTGATATCGCACCGAGTATTAGTGGGTGTTGTTTATGTTCTCCGTCCATAAAAAAACCAACAACCCATGAACCTTCTGCATAACCAGTGGATGTGCCGCCAACATCACCAGAAGTAGCGGAAGAAGGTACAGTTATTTGAGCCCACGGCAAATCTTCCGTAGGCAAAATATCTTTGTCGGCTGTTTGCCAATGGGTGCGAACACGAACACGACCCATCTGCAGCGGGTCGTTTCTATCTTCGACTACACCCATAAACCAAACAAAATCTGTACCTATATTATGCATCGTTATTATCCAAAAGTGTCCACCTGAGTTTGAACTTCTCGTCTTCTAGCTGTTACTTTATCCGTATCTCTGAATTTAGTTGTAGCATAAGTGTCCTTCACACATTCAATTTCCGTCACATAAGATTTATTTGCAAATAATATTGTGTGATTAACCTTTGTTACTAAAAAGAAACCTCCAAAGTTTTCGTTACCAAAAAGTCGATTGTATAATTGTTTTTGTTCAAAATCGTCAATGTTATTAGAAAGAATGTTTAGATTGACCATGTGACCAATTTGTATATCACTGTTTCCTGGTATCGTAAAGGATATGATGATATTGTTAAACTGTACTTTCGAGGCGTAATCATATTTCAGAAATTCATGAAATTTCTTAGGATTTCTCAATTGATGATCACGGGCTCTTGCATTTTTGAAAACACCATCTGTATCATCATATTCAGGTCCTAAATTCGTAATAACATAATTTTTATGTTGAAATTCATCACATTTAGTTTTATGGTTGTTGACCTTAGACTCTGTGTAGAGCGAAGTCTCCGAAAATATACCTACTCTTTGAGGACCTTCTAAATCTGTTTCTAGATGAGCTATATCTTTATAATCTCTATCGTAAATAAAGGGATCAAACTCTATTCTTTTTGTTAGAGGGTCAAGAGAAACTAGAGTGCTGGAATATAGACCTCTATCCATATTTTCAGCATTATCCATCTGCCTAATAAAATTTAATTCTAATATTCTTTGATCTTGCCTAATATTTTTGCCGAAAATAGACTTACTTGTGGAAGGATCAACTCTACTGTCTAAAAAGTAAAAATCTTGTACTAATCCACCACCGTCTATTAATGTTCTGTCTCTATAGAGTAAATGATCTATAGTTACAAAATTCCAACCATCATCATTTTCATAAAAAATGAAATTAGAAGATTTTGTACTTTTAGTTCTTTCCGTTATGTCTACCGTATATTCTTTTTTAGGAGGCTGTTGAAACTGAGTATTACTAGACGCATTACTATTATACTTTATCTTTTGTGTGACTAAAGTATTGTCTATGTCCTGAGTTTCAAAACAAACTCGGTTAATCGCATCTAAAGGCCGAAAGTTAGAAAAATTCAAACATATATTTTCACCACTCGGTAATCTCTTTAGTTTTTTGCCACTAGCAGTTTCATCGACCTGTTTAATTAAATCATATTCGATAGGACTAGGTTTCAGATAATTATCGTAAATATCCTGAACAACATTTTCACCTCTCCAATCATAATAAGTTCTATTGACAGAATACCGCATATTATTAATTGCTTCTGAAGATATTCCGTAAAGAGTATAAAGTGAAGCTCTGTTGGCAGTTTGCTTTCTATCTTCTATTCTGTAAATTCTAAAAACAAATGTCAATAGTTTATCGAATTTGGTAATAGTGGGATTTATTTCTAACAGAGGAGTTTTAAACCCTAAAACTAAAGTCTCATCACCTATAATAGGAAAGTTTTCAAGAAAAGCAGCTGGATCTGTAACCTGAATTTTACAGTTAATGGCATTTTGAAATAAATCATACCCTATATCTATAGAATCTACTATTACTTCTATATTTTCAGGAGCATTTAAATAATTAAATAAAACACAATATTGTAAATCAACCTGAAATGTATTATTGTAATTCTCTTGCGTCATGATGAAAGCGCGCTTCTCACTTCAGATAAAAATTGTTGTAAAAACTCCTCTCTCAGTAGTTTTATATTTCTTTTGTCATCGTTTAATCTTTGTTCGTATTCAAAATTTCTAACAATATCCCTTTCGCTGACAGGCAAAGTGTCGTATTTGGCCTTATCGATAATCAACCTTTTTTCTGGTATTTTTGTGCCGTCAAATAAAACCTGTTGTTGTTGAACAATCCACTCATAATGATGGATATTATCGGTAGTAGTTTCTCTTGAAGCGTTTTCAACAGAACCGTATTTCTTTATAATGAAATTATTAAAATCACGATAACCTAGAGGCCAGTCATATTTTGGATCAATAATATTGTTCGTGACATAAATGACCCAATCTAAAGTTTCGTTTCCATAAAATTTGAAACTTATTTCAGAAGCACTTTCTTCTTCTATGATATATTCTTGATATAGAAATTTACTGTTTTTAAGCTTTTCGACAATCTTAAATCGAACAAGAGGATT